CCAGATCCAATTGATGCACAACCTGATGATGATTTTGGATTCAATGAATCTTGGGAAGATCTTTTCGATTCAAGAGAATATAGTCCAACACAACAACAAGATATCTAATAAATTATGTCAAAGAATTTTGATTCCATTGATAAGGCACTCAACATAGAGAGTTCTATTGTTGAAGTGGAGAGTTCTCCTGCACAAATAGAAAAAGTAGAGCCATCTCAGATTGAAATTGATATAAAAAAAGATTATGAATATACAAGAGCAAATTTATATTCTCTTATTGAAAAGGGGCAAGAAGCAGTTAATGGCATTTTGGAACTTGCTGGAGAAGGTGATAGTCCTAGAGCATATGAAGTTGCTGGTCAGTTGATTAAAAATATTGGTGATGTTACTGACAAACTAGTTGACCTTCAGAAGAAAATGAAAGATTTAGATGAAGACAGGGCACCGAAGGGTCCAAATTCTGTTACTAATAATGCAGTTTTTATCGGTTCAACATCAGAACTTCTTAAAACTATCAAAACAAATTTTCTAAATAATAAAGAGTAAGTTCTCAAATTCAATGAGTTGGTCTGAAAAATATAAAAAATCCATTGATTATGATAACCCTAAAGGATTTTCTCAACGTGCTCATTGTCAAGGACGCAAGAAAAAAATGGCAGAATCTAACGGAGAAAATATTAGATTTTCAAAATTTAGTCATGTAACAAAGCACCTTAAAAAATCTCAACATCAATTAGACCCAAATATTGATTTAAAACACTTAGTTCATCACTCAGTCAAACAATATGTTGATAGAGATGCTGATGGTGATGTTGATATTTTCGATAATCCAAAAAAAGGAATACCTGATGAAAATGTTCAAAGTGCTCCCGAAGCAGATTCTGCATCTAAAAAATTAATTGCAAAGCAAAAAGGTGAATTGAAGCATACTAGAAGAGGTATGGCTTACGAAGAAACTAAGTCTGGAGATGAGGGTCTTCATGATTGGTTTAATAAGTCAAAGTCAACTGACGGTAAAAGTGGATGGGTTCAATTAGGTGGAAAATGGTCAGGAAAACCATGTGCTCGTCAACCTGGACAAACTTCCACACCAAAATGTGGAAGTTCTAAGATGAAAAAGGACTTGAGTGCAAAGGAAGAAGAAAGAGCAAGAAGAAGGAAAAACCGCCAAGACCCCAATCAACCAGAAAAAACTGGGGGTTCAAAACCAACTAACGTAAGAACTGAAGAGATGGATTTACAAGAAGTAAAGGACAAACCTGGAAAGGGTAGTGGGAAAAAAGATGCTTGCTACGATAAGGTAAAGTCAAGATATAATGTTTGGCCAAGTGCATATGCATCAGGAGCACTTGTAAAGTGTCGTAAAGTTGGCGCAGCAAATTGGGGAACAAAGTCAGAAGATTGTTGGGATGGATATAGGCAAGAAGGTATGAAAAAGAAAGGTAAAAAAATAGTTCCTAATTGTGTTCCAGTAAAAGAGGAAAAGGCAATGATTAGATATTGTCCAAGATGTGGTAAAGATGAAACTCGTTCTGAATGTAAGTATGGAGCAAACTACTGGGATATGTTCTCACTCCCACCATCACTCACAACAAATCAGTTAAAATTTGATATTGCTCAAGTTCATCCAACGAACGAAGAAAAAGACCATGAGCACTCAATGGCAAGAGCAGAAATTTCAAAGATTATTTCTGCAGCAAAGAGACTAAAAGGAAAAGTCAAGGGAGAAGGTAATCTCCCTGCTTGGGTTCAATCAAAGATTACAAGAGCAGCAGACTATATTGACACTGCTGCTGATTATGCTGATAGTGGCGAAATGCACGAATCGGTACATTATATAATTGAAGCACTCAATAAGGCAAAAATGAAGTGCAATTCACCAAAAGCACAAGCACACGGTTCTGGTGAACAGGGAAAGTCCCATGTAGTCAAAGCATGTGAAGGTGGAAAGGAAAAGATTATTCGTTTCGGGCAGGTTGGTGTGAAGGGTTCTCCTAAAAAGGAAGGAGAATCTGAAGCATATGCAAATAGAAGAGAAAGGTTTAAGGCAAGACACGCTAAGAATATTGCTAAGGGCAAAATGTCTGCGGCATACTGGGCTAACAAAGTTAAGTGGTGATTAAAATGAAATCCTTCAAAGAGTTTTTATCCGAGTCAGTAAATATACAAGGAGATTTCAACGGAAATCTTTATATCAATAGTTCTGAACCACCACAGCAACATCAAGTTGGTGAGAGTTATGTTGCAGATATAACTTGGATGGGAAGTATTTACAGACTTGAACTAGTTTCTGAGGGAATTCCTTCAAAACAAGGTCTTGCAGAGCAATTGCAGGGGGAATATCCTGGAGCAATTGTCCATAACATATATCCAGCAACCCCAACATCAGAACTAAAAATTTCAAACTCAAAAAGATATCATCCGGCAAAATTAGAGTGGATTTAAATTATGTCATTTAAAAGTTATATCTGGGATGAGCAATTTGATTTAAATGTTTCCAGAGGAAAAGTTCGTGGAGCATCAACTATTCATAAGTTTGGCGCTGTTCCATCAATGTCTCAAAACACTATTGGAACTATCTGGGATAAAAATGATACTGTTTACCCTTGGAGTGTTTGGACCACTGCTGGCATAATCACTGCTTCAATTGCTAATGCTTCGGATGATGGAAAGGTTGTAACAGTTCTTGGTTTGGACAATGATTTCAATCCAGCATCAGATACTTTCACACTATCAAGCACAGCAACAGTAGCAGGAACCACGCAATTTCGTCGTGTATACAGAGCATATATTTCATCAGGAGACAATAATGTTGGTGATGTGAATTTCACTAAAAATGGAACTGATGTTTTGAGAATTACTGCCACCAAGGGTCAAACTCTTATGGCAATTTACACTGTTCCCGCTGGTAAAACTGGATACCTTTATCAAGGTGTATGTACTGCTCAAGCATCTGCAGATGGAACAGGAAATATGTTTGTGAGATATTTTGGTCAATCAGCATTCAGAATTGGACACTCATTTGAAGTTGCTGGTGTTGGAGGTCAATATTCTTATGACTTCGCATTTCCCATTGAAATACCAGAAAAATCTGATATTGATGTAAGAATTACTACAAGAACTAATAATGGAAGATACACCGCAGCATTTGATATATTGTTAATTGATAATGAGTTATCTTAATATATAATAGTATTACTAAGTATTCATATGGTTTACATTAGACACGACGAGAATAATAATCCAGTAGTTTCTCAACCAGGATTTACTACTGTAGGTGTTTTTACTGGAACCGAGGGATGGTCTTCAATTTTTTATGAAGATTTTAATGTTGATTATGTAAGACACGATGAGAATAACAGTCCAGGAATTGTTTCATCATATGTAAGACACGATGAAAACAACAGTCCGATTGGAATTGGAACTTATCAGAGACACGATATAGATAATAATCCAGTGATACTATAATATTGGAGATTTATAATGGCTGCAGATGATAGTGTATACTTAGGCAATCCAAATTTAAAGAAAGTAAATACTCCGATTGAATTTACTGAAGAACAAATTCTTGAGTTTTTAAGATGTAAAGAGGACCCAATTTACTTTGCAAATAATTATGTAAAAATTGTTTCTCTTGATGAGGGATTAGTTCAATTTAAACCATATGATTTTCAAGAAAGATTAATCAATAATTTCCATAGATATAGATTTAATATTTGTAAGATGCCAAGACAGACTGGAAAGTCTACGACTGTAGTATCTTACCTTTTACACTATCTAATTTTCAATGACAGTGTAAATATTGGCATTCTAGCAAACAAGGCAGCAACTGCTAGAGAACTTCTTGGTAGATTGGCAACGGCATATGAAAATCTACCAAAATGGATGCAGCAAGGCATTATTTCTTGGAATAAGGGTTCCATTGAACTTGAGAATGGTTCAAAGATTCTTGCAGCATCCACATCAGCATCTGCCGTCCGAGGAATGTCATTCAATATTATTTTCTTGGATGAATTTGCTTTCGTTCCAAATCATATTGCAGATTCATTCTTTGCATCAGTATATCCAACAATTACTTCAGGTAAATCCACAAAAGTTATTATAGTTTCTACTCCACACGGTATGAATCATTTCTATCGAATGTGGCACGATGCTGAGAGAGATAGAAATGAGTATGTAACAACTGATGTTCATTGGTCTGAAGTTCCTGGAAGAGATGATAAGTGGAAAGCACAGACTATTGCTAACACATCAGAACAGCAGTTTAAGGTTGAGTTTGAATGTGTTGCAGGTGACACTACCATTGAAATAGAATGTGAAGATATTGCAGAAACTATTACAATTAAAGAATTATACGATAGAATGTAAGTTCATAGGATTATAAATAGCAGTAGTTAAAGATTATATAATGTATTTCATTTACATACTTGTAGATAATGACGGAGTGGTAAAGTATGTGGGACAGACTATGCATATTGATGTTCGTAAAAGAGACCATAAAAACCAAAAACCACCTCACCACTTTGTTGTTATAAAAGAGAACCTTTCAGCAGAAGATGCGAAGCAATTTGAAATTGATACTATTGCTAGGTATAACACATTTAAAAATGGATGGAACAAAACTCCAGGTGGGGAAGGATTTGATGGGTATGCAAGAACGGGTGTTGGTGGTGTAAAAAAAGGTAATATACCTTGGAATAAAGGCATGAAGGGTTGTTTTAGTGAAGATACCATCAATAAAATGAGTAGGACTCGTAAGGGAAAAATTCATTCATCGAAACTAACAATAGAGAAAGTTCGCTTTATAAGAGATCTATATACTATGAAACCAAGACTAAAAGGTGTTGGTGAGATTCAATCCAATGGTAGAGTTCTTTCTTATGAAAGAGCATTTTCTAGACACTATGCGGAGGAAGTTGGTACAACTCCCAATAACTTATACAAAATTATTTTATATAAATCTTGGACTAATGTATAAACTGAATTCTTCTATCAAAGTAAAAACGCCTAAAGGATTCAAAAAGTTCGCTGGCATTCAAAAGGTAAGAAAACCTGTTTATCAGTGGATTATCTTTAGTGACAATAGTGAAATAAAATGTTCACTAAACCACTCTTTTGGCAAAGAGCAGGTGAAAGCACATACAATAAAGATGGGTGATTTACTGCAAGGTAAGAAGGTGGTATACAGTGAAATTGTTGAAGAACCTATTGATTTATATGATTTATTAGAAGTTGAAGATGGAAACTTATACAATACCAATAATGTAGTATCTCATAATTGTGAATTCTTAGGTTCTCTCGATACACTTATTAATGTCACCAAACTAAAAACTTTAGTTTATGAGGACCCAATTAGAAGAGACAAGGGATTAGATGTTTATGTAAACCCAATTAAAGATCATAATTATATGGTGACCGTTGATGTTGCCAGAGGCATTGGAAATGATTATTCAACCTTTATTGTCTTTGATATTACAAATTTTCCATATAGACAAGTTGCAAAATATAAAAATAATGAAATAAAACCAATGCTATTCCCAAGCATTATAGACCAAATTGCAAAAGTTTATAATCATGCTTGGGTATTAATTGAGGTTAATGATATTGGTGATCAAGTGGCAAATATATTGCATTTTGATTTGGAATATGACAATGTTCTTATGTGCTCTATGAGGGGTAGGGCAGGACAACTTGTTGGTTCTGGTTTTAGTGGTAAAAAATCTCAACTTGGTGTCCGAATGACTTCGGCAGTTAAAAAACTTGGATGCTCCAACTTAAAAACATTAATTGAGGATGATAAGTTGGTAATCAACGATTATGATATTATCAGTGAACTTACTACATTTATTCAAAAGCATAATTCATTTGAGGCTGAAGAAGGTTGTAACGATGACCTAGCGATGTGTCTAGTTATATTTTCTTGGTTGGTAGCACAACCATATTTTAAAGAAATGACGGATAATGATGTTCGTAAGAGAATTTATGATGAGCAAAAAAATCAAATTGAACAGGATATGTCTCCTTTTGGATTTATTGACGATGGATTGGATGAAAATATTGAGATTGATAGTTATAGTGGGGATAGATGGTTAATTGCAAATGAGAGTAATAAACAGGAGACTTTAGAGGTCTGGAATGTCGATGAATATGGTGATAGAAGTTTTATGTGGGAGTATTTGTAACAAGTATTTGTAAAAGGTCTAATTTATAAATATTTTTAGATATTCTGGACTTGTAGGAGAAACAAAGATGCCACTTAATTTAGCATCTCCTGGGATTTTAGTAAGAGAGGTTGATTTAACTACTGGTGCTGTAAGACCCAGTTCCGGCATTACAGGAGGTCTTGTTGGACCTTTTGCTAAAGGCCCTGTAGACACTCAAACTCAAATTTTTACGGAGAATGAATTTTTAAACCTATATGGAAAACCATATAGTGTAGATAATCAGTATGAATACTGGATGGTCGCAGAATCATATCTTTCATATGGTGGCGATTTAAGAATTGTTAGAGCTGACAACGCATCATTAAAGAATGCTCACGTATCTGCTGCTGGTTCTACTGGAGGAATTACTCCAGGAATAAAAATTAAAAGTGAAGACCATTATAATCAATTGGGGTATGATTTGACTCCATTAAATACTGCATTTGTTGGCGCAAAGAATCCTGGTTCTTGGGCGAATGGAATAAGAGTTGCATTTATTGACTCATTTGCAGACCAAAATATTAAAGTAAGTACATCAGCAATTGCTGCATCGCAAGTTGGATATGGGGTTACACAATCTTTGGATGGAAAATCTGCAATTGGTTTGGGTACAGTAACAAGTCTTGATGGTTATTATTTGAAAGGAATTATTACTGGAATTAATACTATTAGTGAAGAATTGAGTGTTAAGGTATTATCTTATGTATCACCATCCGATGTAGAAATCTCTGTAGATTATGAAGAAAATGGGGTTTTTGAATTTGAAAGATTAAACTCATCAGACCAAGTTATTGATATATCAATCATTAATAATGCTGGGGCAGGAGTTGCTACTACATCAGTAATTTCTAAGCAAGATTGGTTTGAAACTCAAAAAATTGTACTTGCTTCTTCGGGGAACAGGGAAATTACTGTTGATTGGGATGCGGTTGCAGGAAGACCTGGAACAACAGCATTTGCCGAAGAAAGAACTTCAAGATTTGATGAAATGCATATTGTAATTATTGACTCAACTGGAGAAATAACAGGAAATGCAGGAACAATTCTTGAGAAGCATATTGGTTTATCTAAGGCAACTGGGGCAACATTCTCAGTTGGAACACCATCTTATTGGAGACAATACTTAGCCACAAATTCTCAATATATATTTGGTTTAGGAACATTAACTGGATTGACTACAACCAGTTATGGTGAAGATTATTCGTTGGAAACTGATAATGATTGGAACCAACCAGCCGATGGTCCAGATGGTCCTGTAACTTTTGCAGCCTACGGTGTTGGAAACTTTGTGTTGGGTGGAGGAAAAAATTATGATGGTGGAGATGACATAAAAGCATCAGGTTCTCTAGAAGTCAGTGTTGGTGATATATCAGCAGGATATGAGGTATTTAAAAATGATGAGATTCCTATTGATTTCATACTTATGGGCGCAGCTCATTATCCACAAAACAACTGCCAATCATTGGCATCTCAGATTATTGAAGTAGCTGAGGAAAGAAAAGACTGTGTGGCGTTTATTTCAGCATATAGAGGTTCTGCAATATCAGATACTGGCGATGATACTGCAGTAAATATATTACCATCTTCCACAATTACAAATAATGTTGTTGGATATTATAGTCCTATTAAATCCACAACTTATGCAGTATTTGATAGTGGATACAAATACATGTATGATAGATTTAATGATACTTTCAGATATGTTCCATTAAATGGGGACATTGCTGGACTTTGTGCAAGAACTGACATTAATCAATTCCCATGGTATTCGCCAGCAGGAACTTCAAGAGGTGGAATATTAAACGCTGTAAAACTTGCATATAATCCATCTAGAGTTGAAAGAGATAAACTTTACAATAATAGAATCAACTCTGTAATTTTCTCACCTGGCGCTGGAATTGTATTGTTTGGTGATAAAACTGGATATGCTAAAGCATCTGCATTTGATAGAATTAATGTTCGCAGATTGTTTATCTACCTTGAAAAGGCAATTGAAAGAAGTGCTAAAGATGTACTCTTTGAGTTCAACGACACTTTAACTAGACAAAACTTTATCAACACAATTGAACCATTCCTTCGTGATGTTAAGGCAAAGAGAGGTATTTATGACTTCTTAGTAGTTTGTGATGAAAGAAATAATACTCCAGCAGTTATTGATAACAATGAATTTATCGCTGATATTTACATCAAACCAGCGAGATCTATTAACTTCATTGGTCTAACATTTGTTGCGACTAAAACTGGCGTTAATTTTGAAGAAATTATTGGCACTTTCTAAAGTTTTATTTTATACAATTAAAAAATTATTTCAATAACAGAGGTACAAAACAATGGCAGAAACCAGACCAAATTTTCCAGAAGTTAAGACAATTAGCCAGTTTAAAAGTTTCTTAACTGGAGGCGGTGCTAGAAGTAATCTATTTGAAGTTGAACTATCATTTCCCCTAAACGCTCCGATATCTGATGCAAAAGATTTAGTTGATACTGGTAAGTTTTTAATCAAAACTGCAGCACTTCCAGCATCAAATGTGACTGCACTACCAGTCCCATTTAGAGGAAGAGTATTAAATGTTGCCGGTGATAGAACATTTGAAACTTGGACAATTACAATTATTAATGATACGGACTTCAAACTCCGCACCGGATTTGAAAGGTGGATGAATTACATTAATAATGTTGCAACTAACCGTGGCGAAACTGATCCAAATGAGTATATGGCAGATGCAAGAGTGTATCAATTGGATAGAAACGGAGATACATTAAGATATTATAAGTTCTATGATATCTTCCCAACATCAATATCAAGAATTGATCTAGATTATGGAACCGATAGTGTTCAGGAATTCACAGTTGAGATGCAAGTCCTTTTCTGGGAAGCCGCAGCAGGAAATTCTGAAGATACTACAAACCTATCTAATCAAGATGTAGTTTCTGATATTGAATAAATAGAAGAACAGTAAACGGTTAGATTTATAAGATGGCAAAACTCTTTGGTTTTTCAATTGAGGATAGTGAGAAAAAATCCAAATCAATAGTTTCCCCCGTTCCTCAAAATAATGAGGACGGGGTTGACTATTTTATTCAAAGTGGATTTTATGGTCAATATGTTGATATTGAAGGCGTATATAGAACTGAGTACGATTTAATTCGTAGATATAGGGAAATGTCTTTGCATCCAGAGTGTGATGGTGCAATTGAAGATGTTGTGAATGAAGCTATCGTTAGTGACTTGTATGATTCTCCTGTTGAGATTGAATTATCAAACTTAAATGCCAGTGAAAAATTAAAAGGAATCATTAGAGAAGAATTCAAATATATTAAAGAACTTCTTGACTTCGATAAAAAGAGTCACGAAATTTTTAGAAATTGGTATATTGATGGAAGACTTTATTATCTCAAAGTAATTGACTTAAAGAAACCTGAAGATGGTATTCAGGAACTGAGATATGTTGATCCAATGAAGATGAAGTTCGTTCGTGAGGAAAAGAAGGACCCAAACTCTATAAGAAAAGGAAATAATCCATTGGTCAGAGGTCAAGACCAAGAGCAATTTAATTTTCCAGAGATTAATGAATATTTTATCTACACAATGAAAGGTCCTTCAATGGGAGGATTTGGAAAAGGACCTAAAGCATCTATCAAGATTGCAAAAGATGCGGTTACTTATGTAACATCTGGTTTATTTGATAGAAATAATGGAACTTGTCTTTCTTATCTTCATAAAGCAATTAAGGCACTCAATCAGTTGAGAATGATTGAGGATTCACTTGTAATTTATCGTCTATCAAGAGCACCAGAAAGAAGAATTTTCTATATTGATGTTGGCAACTTACCAAAGGTAAAAGCTGAACAATACCTCAAAGAGGTTATGTCTCGTTATCGCAATAAACTTGTATATGATGCAAATACTGGCGAAGTGCGTGATGATAGAAAGTTTATGAGTATGCTTGAAGATTTCTGGTTACCTCGCAGAGAGGGAGGTAGAGGAACAGAAATTACAACTCTCCCAGGCGGTCAAAATCTTGGGGAACTTTCTGATATTGAGTACTTTCAGAAGAAACTTTATAGAGCACTTGGAGTACCAGAAACAAGAATTGCTGGTGGTGGAGATGGATTTAATCTTGGCAGATCTTCAGAAATTTTAAGAGATGAACTTAAGTTTTCAAAATTTGTAGGTAGACTTAGAAAAAGATTCTCAAGACTCTTTAATGACATTCTAAGAACTCAACTACTATTAAAAAATATAGTTTCTCCAGAAGATTGGAAGAAAATGGAGGACCATATTCAATATGACTTCATTTATGATAATCAGTTTGCTGAACTTAAGGAAACTGAAATGCTTAATGGAAGATTGAGTGCATTAGCACAGATTGAACCATATATTGGAAAATATTATTCAACAGAATATGTTCGCAAGAGGGTTCTTCGTCAAACTGATGGAGAAATCATTGAAATTGATATGCAGATTGATGATGAGATTCAGAAGGGAATTCTACCTGACCCCAATGCTCCAGTTGATGAAATGGGTAATCCAATTCCACCACAAGAAGAAGGAGCTCCACCACCAGAAGAGGGTGGTGGTGATTTGGGAGCAACCCCAGAAGAACCTGGAATAGAAACTACAGGTATGGAAGCCCCCCAAATTCCAGAACCAAAAGGTGGTAAGATATAAATATTTTTATATTAAACTATTATAACTAAAAAATGGAAAGTATTGTAGACTTGATTGCCTCAGACGCATCACCATCAGATATTTCTGATGCCATTAAAGCAGCATTGTTCGCAAAGTCTGCTGAAAATATTGAACTGGTGCGTCCTGCAGTAGCAGCATCTTTATTTGGTCAAGAAAATTCCGAAGGTGAAGAGTAATTCACGCAATAGAAAAAAATGAAACTAATTACAGAAGAAGTATCAGAAGTTAAATTTATTACAGAGGGTAAAGGCTCTGATAAAAAACTCTATATTGAAGGTGTTTTTCTTCAGGGAGATATTTGTAATCGTAATGGAAGAATGTATCCAATGCAAACTCTTTGCCGTGAGGTAAAAAGATATACTGAAAATTTTATTGCAAAGGGTCGTGCTCTTGGGGAACTGGGGCATCCAGATGGTCCAACCGTAAATCTTGATAGAGTATCACATAAAATTGTTTGCCTAACCCAAGAGGGTTCAAACTTTAGAGGTAAGGCACAACTTCTTGAGACTCCAATGGGTAAGATTGCAAAATCACTTATCTCTGAGGGTGTTACTCTTGGCGTATCT